GGAAATGATGGGAGGGGATTATGTCTCAACTGCAGCCGTTGATGGTGCATGTATGGGAATGGTCACAACTAAAAATAAGGAACCTGTAATTTTAGGTTTCCATATTGGAGGAAATGGCCAGGGGTATGGTATTATGCAAACTTTGACATTGCCTCGCTACTTGGAGGGAATCACAACCCTGGGAAAGCAAGAAGGAGTAGTAATTTTAGCTCAATCTGCTGAGATCCCTAAACAGCAACTCGGTCATGATGTTTTTGTGAATACTGAGGTACATCCAAAGGCAGAATACATCAAATCTCTTGATGTTGATGCTGCTGTCGAAATCATTGGATCAACACGATTGCGGAAAAAGCAAGTTTCGTGTGTTGAGCCTTCGATATTGACAGATCATGTACTAAACATTATGGGAGTAGCTTGTGACTATGGTCCCCCAGCCTTGGAGCCTAACTATGCAGCGTATGATGAAACGCTGAAGTACATAGTTGATCCGGCCGATCACTTTCTTCCTTCAGAGTTAGAAAGAGCTCGGCAAGATTGGCTCAAACCGCTTATGGAGTTAATGGATTCCTACATTGCATACGAAACAGTGTATGTCAATGGTTTTCGTCCTATGACTTTTAAAGAAGCGATTATGGGTATGGCTGGTAAGCGATTCATGGAAGGAATGATCATGAAGACTAGCATGGGTCACCCTGTGTATGGTCCTAAAGATCGACATTTCACTGATGTCTATGAAGATGGAGTTCTGGTGGATCGTATACCAGAACAAACTATCATTGACGAATGTGATCGTCTTCTCTCCTGTTGGAAACGAGGAGAGAGAGGTTATCCAGTATGTAGTGCAACTCTCAAAGATGAGCCTACAAAGATTGGTAAGAAGAAGGTGCGGGTTTTTCAAGCAGCACCAGTATGTATGTCCATTTTCATCAGGATGTACTTTCTTCCGATTGCAAGGTTTTTGGCTTTGCATCCAGTTCAATCAGAGTGCGGAGTAGGCACTAATGCTTTTTCGATGGACTGGAATGACCTGATGACACACGCACTAAAGTACGCTCAGGACAATAAGGTTATCGCCTGGGATTATTCGAAATACGATGTTCGAATGAGTTCACAGATGACTATTGCCGTACTTAAAAGTTATATCGACCTAGCACGTCGCGGTGGATATGACGAGGAATCGTTACGTATCATGGAAGCTATGATTGCGGATATCGTCCATCCTTTATTGGATTGGAATGGAACACTGCTCATGGCTTTGAACATGAATACTTCTGGTAACAACATCACTGTACAAATGAACAGCACTGCTGGTTCATTTTATGTACGTATGGGTTTCTTCTCACTTTTCCCAAATGAGGAGGATTTCCGATCTTGTGTTGCTGCTATGACATATGGTGACGATTTTAAGGGGTCTGTCAAAGAAGAATTTCGCAAGTTCAATTATTTGACATATCGTGATTTCCTTGCTTCTCATGGAATGAAAATTACACCCCCTGACAAATCAGAAACTGGAAGTGAGTTTCTGGATGAACAAGACGCAGATTTTCTTAAGCGTACTAGTTCAGTCATTGAAGGTATCCCTGTCCCTATTGGTCGTTTGACA